CCAAAATCCCCATGACGACACGTTGCAAAAGTTGCAACAAGATTGTCATGTACGACCCGACCACGGATAAGACTAAAATTTGCGACGAGCCTACAAGAGCAAGCGCGTCCGGCAAGAGGTATTTTTAAATGGCTTGGAGATATGCACAGAAAAACTACAGACCGTTTACAGCGCTTTGCGAAAACTCTTTCGGGCGTCTTGTCATTAAGACTAACGCTGATAGTATAACGGCCGATAACGTCGTTAATGAACTTACAAAGGCGCTTGCAGATCATAGCGTCAACGTAGATCAGATCACGTATCTCGACAGGTACTATCGTGGAGATCAGCCGATTTTATATCGCGTTAAGCAGAACCGCCCCGAAGTAAACAACAAGGTCGTTGAAAACCTTGCATGGTTTATTGTCGAGACAAAGACAGCCGAGATCGCGGGCGAACCCATACAGTACGTTTTACACGGCAAGGACGAAACAAAGTCTGACGAAGTGGCAAGGCTTAACACTTACGCAGACAGCGAAGATAAAGCGTACGAAGATATCGAGTTATGCCGTTGGCGTTCGGTATGTGGTACGGCTTATCGTTACATCGGACACAGCAAAAAGAAAAACCGTTTGATGGATGAAACGCCGTTTTACTTAACCACGCCGGATCCGAGAGACGCATTTGTTGTATACGACAGCGAAGATAACCCGATGATGGGCGTATACATCAAGGGCGATAACGAATACAGGAATGTTTATTGGGTATACACAAATTCGTTTTGGTTCAAGATTGCAGAGGGTAAAATCCTTAAGAGTGGCATCAATGGTATGGGTGCAATCCCGATCATTGAATACCCGAACAATGCAAGACGAATTTCTGACATAGAGATCACAATTTCGATTACAGACGAACTTAACAAGATGGCAAGCGACCGTTCAAACGGCATTGAACAGTTTGTTGCATCATGGGTTAAATTCGTCAATTGTGAAATTGATGAGGTTGCGTTCCGCAAGATGCGTAACGAGGGTGCTTTAGCCGTTAAGTCAAATAACGGTTCCGAGAACAAGGCCGACGTTGACATTCTTTCACAGGAACTCAATCAGACCGAAAGCCAAGTAGCCGTATCTGACCTTTACGACAAATTACTTGAAATACAGGGTATGTCGAACAGGCAGAAAAACAGCGGTGGCGATACAGGAAACGCGGTGCTTTTGAGAAACGGATTTTATAATTCCGAGAAGCGCGCCGAACTGTCAGAGCCTATATTTAAGCGTTCTGAACGCATGGCTTTAAGAATAATCCTTAACGCACTTCGGATTGAGAAAAAGTTCTCACTTGTACCGAGTGATGTTGAGATTAAAATATCACGCTCAAAACTCGACAATATGCTTACAAAGGCCGAAGTTTTGCAGATATTGCTTAAGTGCGGTATCGAAAATGAGCGTGCTATTAAGACAGTTAACTTGTTTAGCGATCCCGAACAGGTGGCAATTGAAAGCCGCGAAAGAATGGAATACTTATATCCCAAAGATGCACCACCTGTTGAAGATCAGACAGACACACAGGACATTGAATAAACATGGCTCATACATCTTCGATTGACGAACTTAATAATTTGCAGACCGAACAGGATAAGCAAAAGATTAGAGACTATTTCGAGGAAATGGAGTTAGAGCCGGAAGAAATAGAAAAGCGCATTAACACAGCAAACGGCATCAACAATCTTTACTTGATGCTGTTTTTGTTAATGTCCGCGACGGTTGCTGTTGGCGATAGCGTAATAGACGACAATAACTATTGGACGGACTACTTAATACGCGGTTACAACGATGTACTTACGGAAAATGGTTACGACGTTGAGGATCCGATGATAAGTCAGCGCGTCGATGAAACTATTACGGAAGTGCTTAATACGACGTATGAGCATATAGCACAGGATTACTACTTGTCGCATGACAGGGCGGTAATGATCGCATCAAACGATACAAACGCTTTTGCAAATTACGAACAGCACGTAGAAGCGATTAAAGCGGGCTATACGCGTAAGCGTTGGCTTGCAATGCGCGATAAGAAAGTTCGCCATACTCATGTATGGGCTGACGGGCAAGAAGTAGCCATTCAAAAGCCTTTTATCGTAGGCGGTTACGAAATGCTTTTCCCGTTAGATCAAAGTTTAGGCGCCGACGCTAAAGAGGTTGTAAATTGTCGATGCGTCTGTCAATATTTTGGTAAGAAGAATTGAGAAAAAGCGTCGTTTGATGTATAATCAAGTCGGAGGTAATAACATGGCTTGGTGTGAAAAGTGCGGTGCGGTATACAATAACGCGAAATTTTGCATAAAATGCGGTGTTCCGTTGAAAGAAGATGGCGAGAGCGATCTTGTTTATTTTTTTGACAATTTAGGGCAGAAACGCGTAGTTATGTGTCCGCAATGCAGAAGTACAAAGATTACGATAAACGTATCAACGTACGCTACGCCGACTTACACCACGGTTGTACCGGCAGACGTTAAAACCCGATACACTTTAAACCTCAATCCATTAAGACCGTTTACACTTGTCAATAAAAAAGAGACGGTCAAGCGCCCCGAACAGTACGTGGTACACGGTGGCGAAGAACGAACCGTAAGAAAATACATTTGTGGTTCGTGCGGAAATGTTTTTTAAATAAATAATTCATAGTGCAACCAAGAGACGTTTTCGGACGTCTCTTTTTGTTATGCAAAATAAAGCATCCATGCGGTAAATGGAAACGCCAAGCGGAGAGAACCGCGTTAACAAATCGTAGGCGAGAAAGGACAATTAAATGACGAGAGAACAGGCTAAAGAAAACCTCAAAACGCTTGGAGTAGCCGAACCCACAGAGGAACAGGTTACAAACTATCTCAACCAAGTTGGCGGTGAGACACAGAAAGAAAAAGACCTTGCCAACAAGTACAAAGCCGACGCGCTTAAAGCGAGCGAGTTACAGAAGAAGTTAGACGACGTTAATAACGCTAATCTATCCGAACTCGAAAGGGCTAACAAGGCAACCGAAGCGGCTAACGCCAAAATCGAAGAACTTGAAAAATCAGTTGCCAAAATGGAGTTACACAAACAACTTGCAGAGATCGGAATTACAGGCGAACAGGCTGAAAAGTTGATTGGTGACGATGGAAAACTCGACACTACAATCCTCGGTCAGATAATTGCCGACAGAGAAAACACGGCTAAATCCCAAAAGGAAAAGGAGTTGCTTGACGGTACTCCTAACCCCAAGGGTGGCGATAAAGGCGGTGACGATAAAACTGACGCCGACAAACTTACAGAAGCAATCGCAAGTGAACTGTCCGGCGTTAATAAATCAGCCACCGACATAGTAAATAGTTACTTATAAACTTTCTGAAAGGAGAAAACACAGAGTTATGAAATACGCAAACACAAACATAACTTCTACCCCCGAAATTCTTAAGAGAAAATTGGGTGGCGAACTTTTTGTTCCCATGACGATCACGGCTTTTACAAGTTCAGTACATGAAGTTAAAGCCGGCAACCTTATTGCCGCTGATGGCTCTATCGCAACCACTACAGAGGGCGTAAGCAACGCAATAGGTATTCTTATCAACGATGTAACTGACGACGATCCTAACGGCTCTATCCTCCGCGCTTTTGGTACGGTAAACGTTGCCAATGCACAGGCTAACAGTAGCCACACGATCACCGATGCAGAAAAGACGGCTTTGCCGTTAATCGTTTTCGATTAATTGAAAGGAGAAGCAAACCATGAAGATAACTGATGTATATAGTGCTAAAAGACTTGCGCTTGTTTACAACGAAGTTGCAAGCAACAAGATTGCTTACCTTGGCGAGGGTCTTTTCCCTACCCGCAAAAAGATGGGTCTTGATCTTTCTTGGATTAAGACTTCAAAAGGTTTACCCGTATCGTTAAAGCCCTCGGCTTTTGATACCGTATCTACAATTCGTTCAAGAGAGGGATTCTCCCTTACCGAAACACAGATGGCTTTTTTTAAGGAGTCCATGATCGTTAAGGAAAAGGACGAACAGGACATTATGCGTGTTCTTGATTCCAATGATCCTTACGCTAAAGACGTTGTTCGTCGTATCTTCGACGACGCTACCACACTTGTTGATGGCGCTAACGTAGTACCCGAAAGAATGATCTTTCAGTTGCTTGCACCGCAGACCAATGGTAAACCGCAGATTTCCATTTCGGCTGACAACGCAACATACACTTACGACTACGACCCCGATAACTCTTGGGTTGCTACAAACTACACCGCACTTACCGGCACCTCCGCATGGGATGATCTCGATGATTCCGACCCCATCAAGGACGTTATGGATATGTGCGATGCTGTAGAAGCAAAGACAGGTTCAAGACCTACCAAGATGATCGTATCAGCCGCTACTATGGGCTTACTTAAGAAGAACGACAAGATTCGTGCTTACGTTCTTGCACAGAACGCTACCGCAACGGTTATTATGACCGATGCAAGAGTTAAAGAGGTATTCTCTAACGAACTCAATATCGCGATTATCGTTTACACCAAACAGTTCAAGAACGAGTCCGGCGTTGCTACAAAGTTCTATCCCGACAAGTTCGCTACCCTTATTCCCGATGGAACCCTCGGAAATACATGGAAAGGAACAACCCCCGAAGAAAGAACTCTTATCGGCAATCCCACCGCAGACGTTGCTGTTACCGATAACGGTGTAGCAATCGCTGTTACCATTTCTAACGACCCTGTTCAGACCAAGACCACAGTATCAGAGATCGTTCTTCCCTCTTACGAGAGAATGGATGAAGTCGCTGTTCTTAAGGTTTGCTCATAAGGTCAAGAGCCAACTATTTAAGTGGGCGGGCGTAAAAACCCGCCCCTTTTAGTGGAAAGGAAGATTGAATATGAAATTCCCTTATTCCGTTAAGCACAATGGCATTTGGTACGCACCGAATACAGAAGTGCCTACAGACGAAAAAGCGCCCGTTAAAGAAGAACCAAAGGCTGTAGAGCCTGTAAAAGAGGTTGTTGAGAGCGCCGAAGAAAAGGTTGAGGAACCCAAAGAAGTTCCTGTAGAACCTACTTACACTAAAACAGAAATCAACCGTATGCCTATCGTCGATTTAAGACGTTTGGCGCGTAAGCATGGCGTTAAGAAAGCGGCCGACAAATCCGGCGCCGAACTTAAGTCAGAACTCATTGAACTTTTGAACTTATAGGAGACATAGCAATGTCGTACACTTTGGTCGAAAAAATCAAAATAAGATTAAGACAGTACAAAGTCGAAAACGGGCTTTCAAACAACGAAATTGTTTTTACCGATCTCGACAAAAATGTCTTAATCGAAGAATTAATTGAAAAGGCAAAGTTAGACATTGCCAAAAACCGCAATTATCCCGACAGTTACACCGAAGAAATGCGTAACGAGGATATCGAAAAGAATTACCTCGGAATGTTAATAGATTTGGTTTTGTTTGATTATTACGCTGACGGTATGGACTATGAAACAAATCATAGCGAGAACGGCGTCAACAGGACAATGATCAAAAGAGAGTCAATTGTTGGTGATGTAACACCATTTGCAAAGATTTTATAGAAGTTTGTGCATGGCTATAGCCGTAGGGTGACAAGCGTTGATGGTGGTGGGTGGCTTGTCTTTTTCTTAAAAAGGATGGTAAAGGTATGGATTATTTAGTTTCAATTCTCACGATAATATGTACGCCGTTATTTACGGTATTTGGAATATGGTTAACTGAAAAAGGACAGACAAAGCGTAAAGGCATGGATGTAAACGCATCAAAGGAACGTGAAAACTATGCAAGGCTTGAAAGTAAAATCTCAACGCTTGAAAGTAAGGTTGACGATTTAACCGACACGGTATCGGAACTTAAGGGCGCTCACCAACAGACAGTTACCATGATTGAGATTTTATCTGATAGAGTTGAAAAGCACAATAACGTTATTGATCGTACCTATCAATGTGAAAAAATGATACTTCTTTTGGAAGAAAAAAGCAGAGTAGCAAATCACAGAATAGATGATTTAGAAAACCAAAGCAAAGGCGCGTAGCCATGAAGAAAAAGAAAAGGACTAAAAAAGAATATTCCAAGCGCATGACCACATTGATATTGATTGTGGCGCTTGTAGACATACAGTTAACATACATTCTTGCGTTTTTAGGCAAGGAAATAGCAGAAACGTTAGCAATAACACTTGTTACCGAAGTGGTGGCGGTGTTTGGAACATACAGCATTAAGGCTTATTTAGGTAAGCGAAATGAAGAAAAGACAAGACTTGAAGAAAGTCAGCAGAATTTCGAACAGTTTAATAGCGGTATGACGGAGGTAGAATATGACAGATTACACGAAGATAGTTGAAACAATCATAGCATTACTTGTAGCGATCATCACGACATTTGTGATTCCTTACATCAAGAGCAAGATTGACGACGCTAAAATGGCCAAGATAATTGAGTGGGTTACGTATGCGGTTAAGGCGGCCGAACAGATATATAAAGAGTCCGGCATGGGCGCTATTAAGAACAAATACGTTAAAAAGTTCCTTGAAGAACATGGTGTTGATCTTGACATTGAGCAGATTGACGTTCTTATAGAAAGCGCCGTATGGGAAATCGGCGAAAAGGTATCAGAAAATGAAGTTAGCGACGCGAAATAAACAATCGCTCAAATATGCTTTGCTTATAGGAGTTGAACCCGTATACGTCTTGGACGACGATGGCAACAAGATTGTTGATTACGTTGACGACGATGGCGTAAAGCATTACAGGGTTACGGGCGACAAACAGAAAGTTTATTCGGATCCGATAGATTTTCAAGCGAATATTGCTTTTAGCGGTGGAGAGACGCGGGCGGTAGAGTTTGGAATAAACGATGCCAACTATGACGCGACTCTTTTATATACGGTATCAGAATTTCCGATAAACGAAACGTCGCTTGTTTGGCACAAAAGCGAGCCTGTATACGTTGGTACCGGCGACAATCGCCACGTAGACCCGAATAGTGCTGATTACAAAGTGCTACAGGTCAAAGATAGCCTTAACTTTACCAAAGTCTTGCTTGGCAAGTTGGTTAAAGACGCAAATGGCTATCTCGTTCCGTAGGACGCCCGCAGAGCGACTTTAGACGTTCGTGTGCTAAATTCATCGTCTAAAGGATAAAGGGGCTTAAAATGGCGAGAAAAGTCATAAAGGTAAAGGCAACACAGCAAGGCATACGCGATGCAATAAAACAAGTTAGACAATACCAAGACAGCGTTGAATGGAAAACACAGTTGCTTGTAGCAAAATTAGCCGAAATTGGCGTCGGACTTGCTCAAAGAAACATTCAAGCCTACGATGCGGTGTTTTCGGGCGAACTTTTATCAAGTATAAATTTTCGACAAGGAACCGTTTTTCAATATGGCGCTGAATGGTATGTTTATACAGATTGCCCGTGGGCGGCGTTCGTTGAGTTTGGAACAGGCTATTGGGG